ATTTACCACTCTCATCGTGTACCAACAATTGAAGCTTCTCACCATCGTAGCTGTTGTCGTCAGTGTTCTTCCAATCTATTGTGGTGTCAAGTCCCTCTATCAGCTCATCATCTACGTCATACATATTCTTCTTTGTAATCTTAGATGCAGGCACTCGATACGCTAACTCTGTCTTTGGTTTATCCATACCATCCATAATCGGCTTGAAAAAGAATGGTAATCTGTTATTTATAGGAACAACTTTATCTGTAAACATCTTCTTTGCATCGGCTCCTGTTTTGGAAAGTATTCCAATCCTTGAGTCTCTCGCTAATGTTCCTGTGTTAACACATTCCGATGAGCCCATAAACGAAAAACCTGAACGTCTAATCTTTAGGTATATCATACCAAAGCATCTACTATCAGCTTTACACGCTTCCCAAAACAAAAAGAATATTCTATTGGCTTCACGGTAATCGGGGTATCCTACATCTATACTCGTCCATTGTAGGTACATATAGTGAGAGCCTGTTATGTATGTCGGTTTACCATTATTCATAAACCACACACCATACTCTCTTTTGTCAAACTCAGACTCTATGTAATCAACCCACCTATCCTTGAAGTTAGATGGCATTTCGTTCCATTGGAATATAGACTGTATCCTTGAAAGTTCTTTTGGTAGTTCCTCTCTCTCCCAATACTGCTCAGACTTTTTTGAGTGTCGCTGAAGACACTCTTTAGGTTTTAATGGCAGACCTATTATCAGTCCTGATATATTTATCACTTCACCTATCTGTCCGCTTTTAGATATAATAACTAAGTCATACTTGTCATCATACCCATACTTCCAACTCTTGTTTTTATTCTTGTTGGTTAATACGGCTTTAGGAATGTAATCCTCTAATACGCTATATAAATTATTTTGACCTTCGCTCTGCAAATCCCTGTTTTGTTTTTCTGTTATCGCTACCTTTGCTACTTAATTCTAACGCTTCTTTCTCTGATTCTATACGATTCAATATCTCAAAAGCATCAAATATCGCTAACTTTTTTGTAGCTGCTGCGTTCTTTAGTCTATCCGCAGCTAATTCGTCTTCAGGGTCAGGTTTGATTATTTCTTCTTTGGCAACTTTTATAAGCTGCTCTACAGCTCTTCGTCCTGCGTCAATTATATTTTGTTTTAATTCATTAGATGTCATAGCAGCATTGTTATCTGATGGTCATACATTCTATAAAGTTTTTCACCATCTACATTAAATTCATATTCACTATCAAGTTTAAAGCTAACTTTATCACCCGCATTTACTCCTAACTTTTTTAAGTATCTATTAACATACTTCATCTCTCCCACTAACGGCTCCTCTCTAAAAGGTTTGTATATGTAAGACTCTTCAGCAGGACAAGGCTTAACAAAGCAGTACCTATCGTATGTGTGCCACTTACCATTCTTTTTGTACATATAAAATTGGTCGGGGTCTATAAGAAAGTTATCGTCCTTCAAAAAACTTTTACCACTTTGCCTACGACCTTTCATATCGTTGTAGAACTTAAACACATTGTGATGAACCAAAAGAATATCTCCCGGTTCTATATCACTATCATAAGATAGGGGTGTTGCTAATACCTCAGCATATCTGTTTGAGAACTTGTGGTCCTCTTCAGATGTGCTTACAATAAAATCCACGCCCCCAATCTCCTTGGTATTGTCATACCGTTTTCCGTTTATTGGCTTTACTATGAATTGATGAGGTGATTTCAAAAGTTTATATTGTATTCTACAGAGATAGGTAGATTACAATTAAGCTCTTTCCAAAGCATTACTACATCTCCCTCTATCTCTTGGATGTATATTTTGTATGAGTTGTCTTTAAGATTACGCTTTATGAGATGTATGACGTAAGAACCGCCTAAAACTTCCTGCCCTATAACATAGTGCATTGCAGATTTATAGTCAGCCCCTATTGATATTTTTCTAATGTCCATTTACGCTTTTATATCTCCATACAGATACCATATGTCTGTATCTGTTTTTACAAGTTCAGCTACTGAATATTGATGGCTTAGCTTATCGTGAGATTGAGCAGACCTTAGCGTTACACCTACCGCTCCTGATACTGTAACCGCTCCTGAACCTTCCTGAATGACAATTATTTTAGTTCCAACAGGAAATGCTGTCGTAGCATTTGCAGGCACAATAACATCTGTAGCTAATGCTGATGTAGTTAGAAGAACACCACCTTGGTTTATCAAAGTTAAAGTAAACGATGTTGAGCCCGTAGCTCTAACTATGGATGGTAATGTTGAAACATCTTGCCAAGTCACTTCTCCACTTGCATTAGATATAAGAGCTTCACCATCTGAACCTAATGTGTCTGTATAGTCTTTAACAGTACCTGTTAAGCTTACTGAACTATTACAGGTTAATGCTCCTCCAAGAACCATTGTACCTGTTGCTCCCATTGTAAACTGACCTCCACTATAGCTATACGCTCCTACGTGGGTAATGTCACCTGTAATACCTGTGTTACCTACTTGTGTAATATCACCTGTAAGATTATAGTTGCCTCCTGTTTGCGTTATATTACCTGTAATCTCATAGTCTCCTATCTGAGTAAAGTCTCCTGTAAGATTAAAGTCTCCACTTGTCTGAGTAATGTCTCCTGTAAGCTCATACCTTCCTGATTGTATTATATCACCTGTAAGGTTTATGTTGTTTGTAGCGGTGTTACCAATAGCTAAAACTTGGTCTAAGTTTTGACTACCTCCACCTCCTGAGCCCCAAACTACATTACCGCTTGCGTCAGCAGTCAATGTCTGACCCAATAAACCTGTCGCTCCTACTGAGTCTCTCACAATACCTCCTATAGCTAATATGGATGCAGCATCTAAATTAACCTCGCCACCTACAAGGGATATGTTACCCGTCAAGTTAATATCCTGAGTTGCTGTGTTTCCGGCATCAAGTACATCCTGCAAAGTAATCTCACTCTCAAACAATGCTAGAAGGTCGCTAATCAAAAAGTTTTTTGTAGCGTTTGTGGGTGTTGCTCCCACTGATGTCCCTATTATCTTGTCCGATAAAGCTACAGGACTTGCGTTATCGTATGTACTTATCTTTGCCATCTTAGTCTTTCTTTTCTGTCACCTCTCCTGTTTGAATATTAATTACAGAATCAGCTCCGTATTTCTCTATTAGTTCTTTTTCGTGTTTAGCAAAGTGCTCCTTTAATCTTTCTATACCTCTAAGTATTGAATGCTTCTGTAGTTCTACATCAGCTAAAGACATCTTTGCCTTGTTAAAGTCTTCATGCAATCCCTGCAAGAGACTTAGTTCGTTTTCATTTAATTTCATTTTATTATATTTCTTACAAAGATAGAAATTATTTCTTTCTTGTTTTCTCCCACGTTCTTCCTCCAAAGTATGCAGCAATAACTGTAAGAAGTAGCACCTCTAAAAGTCCTACCCAATTATCTTCGACCTTGAAGTTTATAAATCCTGCATCAATAAATATCAACAGCATTGTGTTGAAAATTAAAAATATCAATACGAGAGGTCTTACGTTCTTAGATAACCAAGAGTCTGAAGCCATATCTGACTTCCATCTCTCAGTAACATTCTTCTCAAACTGAGCCTTCTCGTCTTTGGTTCTTACGAACTTGTCTACAACACCACCTATCTGCTCTACAACTCCTGAACCTTTTCCAAATAATCTTCCTAATATTTCTTTCATTCGTTTTCTATTTTATTTATCATTTCAATATGTATCTTAGCAATTCTATCTCTACCACTCTCTGTCATCAAAAGATTCTTACACTCCCTCTCATTTGTCATAAAGAAGTTCTCAGAAAGTATTGCAGGCATAGCTGTGTTTACCAAGACGTAGAAGTTAGACTCTTTGTCAGGGTCTCCGTCACTTGTATCCTTACGCATCTCATATTTAGGAAACTCTTTCTCTGCTTCATCAACCAATACCTCAGCAATGTGGTCGGACCTTGTCTCTCCCGGAGAGGTATACACCTCCCATCCGTTTGCTGACTCGCTTGAGAATCCATTAGCGTGAATGCTCACATATATGCAGGGCTTCTCTGAGTTTCTATAGATATCGTTTGCTCTCTTTGTTCTCTCCGATAAAGGCATATCCTCCTCGGTGTCTACAAGATTTACGTAGTCAATGTTCTCAGACCTGCAGTATCTTACGAGCCTATCTACAATAGCCCTGTTAAACTCACCCTCAAAGAGCTGAGTCCCATCGGACCATATAGGGCTACGCTTTCCTGCTGTCTGATATACGCCATCTATTATTCCACCATGTCCATTGTCAAATATCCATAGGTACTTTGACTTAGATGGTATCGGCTGTCTACAGCATTTACAAATCATAATTATTGTTGAAGTTCATAAAGACGCTCCTCCATTGTATTGAGCTTTATCTTTATGTAATTGATTTCATCCTTGATGTGCTCAATCTCGTTTGAGGTCTTGATGATTGCTGCATCTACCTGAGTATCTCTCTTTGGTAGTAGCTTGGCATCCTCAACCTCTGCGTGAAGCTTGAAGTACATACTAACAAATGTAGCTACGAGTCCTATAATGAAAAGTAAGTTCTTTGGTGATAGGTTTATTTTTGTGTCCTCGCTGAGTCCCATTTGTT